ATGTCAACCACCGCGTTTTCGGCCGGCCAGGGCCAGATGTAGAGCTTGCCGGCATCGATGTTGTACATCTCCGGCGTGACACAGGTGTTTGTCAGGTCCTGGGCTTTGTCGACATACTCGTTGAGAGCCGCGACATCGAGCGAGCCGATACCCTGCACTGACACCAGTCTGATTTTGTTGAAGTCGGGGATCTCCAGGAGAAGATCTATCGGCTGCTCGACGTCGGGAGCCAGGATCGTCTTGTGGTGCAGCTTCTCCATCGGATAGCTGGCAAGGTCGGTGTTGAGGCGCACCGTGCCGAGATCGAGGAACTGACCGATCTGCGCGTCAGAATACTCGTCAGCTCCGATCCAATTTCTCAGATAAGAGATCCAGCCTGTAAAAGTCGTCGGAAACGCCATAGGAAGATCCCATCGTTAAATGGCCCTGCCAACTATGGCGTCGCGCCGACTTCAGTTATTTAGGCGGAAACTTAGGTCCTGATTTACCAGATTTGCTCGTCGCGGCCGGAAATACTTTCTTGCCGCCCTTCGGCTTCTTCTTGCTCATTTGAACATATTTCCCTTCTTGGACCTGACCACCATCGGCAATGGCTTGGTGTTTGCAAACCCCGCCGGCACCTTCGAGACAGTTGGTCTTTCCGGGTGGTTCAACCTAGGCTTAGGTTTCGGTGTCGGTACGATTTTCTTAGCCATCTCATGATGCTCCTGTAGATGCGAAATACAGCATCAGATACAACGCCACGGCGATGATCCCTACGTAGATCAGCTCCCGCGACCGCTCTTCTTGCCTCTGCCTTTTCCAGCTTTCGACATTGCAATAGCAATGGCCTGCTTTTGCGGCTTCCCAGCGTGCATCTCGGTTCTGATATTCTGCGAGATGACCTTCTTCGATTTCCCTGATTTCAACGGCATCAGATCTTGTCCACCGTTTTGAACTTGGGATTGTCATGCAGTAGCCTCCGCAATTCTCGTTGTGCGTCAGGGCTGCCGTCCAATAGATTTATCCCCCGCTCCCGCATGGCCTGCTCGATAAAGATCAGCGGGATCGAGCCGATCCTACGCCAGACCCGCGATTTGCTATAGCCATTATTTCCCGAAGTCCGGTCAGCGTGGTTCTCATCCAGCAGGTTCTCGACGTCCTGCGTCTCCTTGATGATGAGGCCACGCTCATGATCCCAAATCTCCTCGATCTGGCGCGGGACGAGTATGTCTTCCGCCTTGCTACTTTCGGGGGGCATCGCCATGGGCCCTCGGCGCTGTCGGGTGCTTAGGCAATGCCGAAGCCTGCGGCGTCGGCTCAAGGTCTTCCCACGGTTTTGGCGGGATGACGTCGGGCTTCGGCACCCGCTTGGCCAAACCCTCGTCCAGGCAGATGTACTCGGCCCACTTGCGGTCAACGTCGCCATCCATGATGAAGCCCTTGCCCAGGTGGGCGCCCCGGAAGCCAAAATCACGCTGCAACTCGATCCAGAAGCCGGTCATCTCGACTTCGTCTTTCTCTTCTCTACGTGCCATTTGATCGTTCCTTGTCTGTTTGAGAAAAGGGGGGCGCCCACCAGGGAGGAAACGGAACGCCCCCCTGGCGCTTAGGAACCCGTAGAAGTGAGGTTCATGACGCCGGAATGAGCCTTCTCGTTGCCGATCTCCAGGCAGTATTCGTTCTGGATGAGGATGCTCTCGGCGTGGCCGGTGCGGGCCAGCGGCTTCTGCCGCGTCTCCATGAGCGTCGCGATTGCGATGTACTCCGGGTCGATCAGGTAGATCGCACTGGAGAACATGAAGCGGTCAGGAACGATCTGCACCTGGCCGAAGTCGCTCTCGTAGACGTCGATGGCGGCAACCAGCTTCTTGTCATCGGCGCTCTTGTAGCGGGTGGCGTTCGCCACGAAGGTCGTGGAGATCTTCCGCTTATGGGCCGCCGTGACATAGGCATATTTGGGATTTCCGCCGGCATTCCACGCATTCATCATGGCGAGGTTGAAGTTCGCCTCGGTGAGCGCTTCAGGCGTGCCTGCTGACGCGGCCGCATTGGGATAACCGTCGCCGGTCCTCGGCGAGTTGGAAAGCGTCGGCGCAACTGGCGCACCGGCAGCGGCGCGCACCGGGTTGGTGATCAGGAAGGCATGGAGACTGGCCGTCTTGCGGACTGTCGATGCCGAACCAGGATCTGCGGCCGTGCTGGCCAGGAGCATGGTTTCCTTGTCACGCTTCAGCTCCTTGAGCTTGTAGGAGATCTGCTTGGCAAGGCTCTCCGTGCCAGCCGCTTCATCGTGCTGCGGCGTGCTGTCAGAGATCATGATGACCTTGTCAGAGATCTGACAATAGTTGGAGCGCCGGAAAGGCGAGATACCAGCATTGACAGCCGGAGCCGCCTCACCTTCGATCACGAAGTTGGCAGCGTCCACAGCGCCCAATTCAGTGAGCGGCCATTCGTGGAGCTTGTTCTTCGCCTTGACCTTCTTCGTCGCCGTCAGAAACGGCGTCTCGGTCGGCGAAATCATATTCTCTGCCGAAGTGAGATCTTCGCGCAAAGTCGCGTAGGCATAAGTCTGGATAGTACCTGCGGTAACGCCCATGTGAGGCCCCCTATGCGGGGGCGCACAGCCCCCTATCTGCGTCTGGGCGCTGACAGGATGAGGGTCTTGGCTACGTCTTCGACCGACCCAGTCTTCCGCGCCCGGTTATAGGCTTCCGCTGTCAAGCGCTTGGCCTGATTGGCGGATGAGTTGTTGCTTGATGAGCCAGGGCGGATGAGAATTTTCTTCGCAGGATTGGAGTTCGAAGCATCGCCATTGGCTTTTTGGCGTACCTGGGATCTTTGCTCATTCTGATGCAGCAACTCAGCCGCAGCATGAAGAACAAGCATCTGTCGATGGTCTAGGACCGTCTCGACTTCTGCCTTCGAGAACCCGAAGTACTCTGCCGCTCTAATCAACCGGGCCATGACCTGGGGGGCCTTTTTGGCGTCGGTCAGATCGGGCAGTCGCTCCGCTAGTAACTGGGCTTGGTCAATGACTAATCTCTGACGAGCTTGAGACTGCAATGCAGCCTGTTCGTCGTTGATACGCTCGACTTCCTGTTGAACTAGCCTCTGCTTATCCTGTAGGTCCCGCAGCTCTTCCCGCTTGAGTACATACTCGGTGGGGTTTCGAGCTTTGAGAGCGGCCCAATCTATTTGCGGAGCAACCATGCTGTCAAGAACGGCGTTCAGGCTGTTCAGCCGCTCAACCGCCTGCTGGTTGGCCTGGTAAAGTGTCGCGGCGTTGTATTCGACAGCCTTACGGACCTCGACAGCCTTCTGAATGTTCTGCTCTATGTATTTGATGCCGCTGAAGTTCTGCTTCAGATCCTTGAGCGGGACTTCCTGCGTTTGGCCGTCAATCGTAATTTCCACCAGGAGTTCGTCGATATCGACGTCTTCCTCGTCTTCGGCTGACGCCTTCTTTTCTTCGTCTTGATCTTCGTCCTTAGTCTCGTCCTCGGTCTCCTCCTGCTCAGAAGGTTCGGCATCGGGATCATCCGGCTCCTCAACGTCGGGCTTGTCCTCGTCAGGCGGCTCCCTCGGAGGATCCTTGGCTGTCAGGATCGCATCGATGACGGATTGATCGCCGGCATCCGGTTCTGGCGTGTCAACTGCATCGGCCATCAGTCTACCTCTTCCGTTTTCTTCTGTTTGAGGAACAGAAGGTCAGTCACATAGCTTTCCAGGGTGCTTTGCAGGCGATTGAGCAGACTGGCCTCGAAATAGAGGCGCTCACGATTGCCAGGGTCGTTTTCCTTCAGGATGTCAGCGCCGATCTGCTTTTTGATGTCCTCGATGGCGAGCGCAAACATATCGTCCTGCATGAGACGCTTCAGGGCCTCACGCTTCTCGATCTCTTCACCAGTCAGTTTGGTCATTGAACACTCCTCGGCTTACTGCCATTGGCGCCTGGCCCTGGTCGCTGCATGGCCTGTTTGAGCCCGACTTCACGCTTGGTGGCGTCATCGAGCTGGACCTTCTGCGAAGCAACCGCGAAATCAGCGTCCTGCTTGTCACGCTCGCGGTCGTCCATCATCATTTCGCGCAGCATCTCGCTCTCGGTCTTCATGCTGAGCTGCTGGGTTTCGAGCTGGCCCTTCTGCTGGATCTCGGCCGCCTTGAGCTGCCCCTGCTGCTGCATCTTGGCGCCTTCGACCTTCATCTTGACTTCGCCTTTGATCTTTTCAGCACCCACCAGATCCGGCGCCGGCGGCTGCTGGTTCTGCTGCGCGGCCTTCTCAGCCTGCTGCTTGTCAATCTGAGCGAGGGCCTCCGGCGTAGTCGGCGGGAAGTAGGGCGCGATGTTCTTTTCGCCGGCCAGGCGCAGGAGCTGCTTCTGGGTATTGCGGAAATGCTCCCAGCCACAGATCGGGTTGGCGAGGCCAAGCATCATGATTGCCTGCTGCTGCACCTGGGCGACCTGGGTCAGGGCCATGATCCGGCTGTCAAGATGTCCATTGCCAAGGCCGACATTGACCGTGACACCGACCTGGTCGTGCCAGATATCGGGCAGGATCTCCTGGTAGCCTGACATGGTCTTGATCGACTGCGGGCCCTGGAGTTCGTTCATGGCAATGCGGATGATCGCCAGAAACATCGATTTGATGCCGGTTTCTCCGGCATTGCGCGCCATCATCTCCATGCGGGCGTCAGCGCCCATCACCGAAGCGTTGGCGGCGATCTTGGTGGTGGACTGGAGCGCGTCGGGATCGAGCCCCTGGCTCATTTTGGAGATGCCAGAGCGCTTTTCCGAAACTGTTTCGAGGTACTGAAGAACCGGGAGCGTCTCGCCGGCAATAAAGGGAGTTGTCAGCTCCTCGATCTGACCAGGCCCCTTGGTTCGAATAAGCGCCCCAATCTCGGTGTTTTTCATGTCCTCGGCATTGACCATGACCTCGTTGAAGGCGGTGCGGGGGTTGTTGGTCAGTGCCGCGTTGTCAATAATGGTCCTGAGCAGAGCCGTCTGGGCGTCCTGGTCCTGGATCAGATCCTCGGCCAGCGAAATAGGGAAAAACACATGCGGTGCGAGATCCGTCTTGAAGATGCCGAGTGGGGCGAAGTTAACCGGCTCATCAACGAGTATCTTGTAGTTAGACCCTCCGGTGATGATGTGACGAAGTTCCGCTACACCATCACCATCTGCATCGATACGAAACCAGATCTCGCCGATAGTTAATTCGTCTGACAACGGATCTTTTTCGTCGGCATCCGGCTCGTTTTCGTTGACCGGATAGGTGGTGCGCTCGTCTCGCTCGTAAGTTCCCCTGACATTCTCGTCGGTGGAGCCTCGAAGTTCGATCAGATCATCGGGATCGAGCCCCAGCAGGACTGCATCGTAGATCCGCATGGTTTCAAGCGTGCCGATGAGCCTGGCGTCTTCGAGACACGTCGCAGTGGCGTTGACAATGAAGTTTTCCGGCGGAACCAGGTCCAGATGCCAGATTTTCCTGACATTTTGACGAGTTGACACGGCCTGAACTTGAGGTGTGCCGTCTTCGCCGTCAAATTCCTCGGAAACCTCGGTAATCTGCGTGCTGGGGTCCTCTTCCAGCACTGACAGCTCTTCCGGCGGCACAATGATGTTGCTTTGGTGCCTGGCGATCACTTTTTTCTCCAGTGACACCTTGACAACACCAACTCTGGCCTTCAGCGCGTCGGTACAGCCTCCAATCAGCGCTTCATAGCCGCCAAATCTGTCATAAACGCTGTTTGCTAGGAGGGTTTCCTCCTGGCAGATCTGCTCATCTTCCTCATCGTCAGAATAGAATTCTGCAACTTTGTCGTTTTGAGTAAAAATTCGAGCCATTGAGGGAATGACACTTCTGACGCCATCTCGTACACAAGTAACAATGACAGCGGAACGCCCCGGCTCGTGGGGGAGCTTGGTCTCGCCCTGGTAGTACTTGTCGGCGAGGATGCGGTTGTCGGTAAGCGACGACGTGCAGAAGTCATGAGCGGCCTCAATCTCACGCTGAACGATCTTCTGGAATTCTTCCTTGGGGATCGGCTTGAGTGGCTGCTTTTTGCGCTTCAGCGTTGATTGAAACATCTCATTCACCCAATTAAACGTCAACCGGCGGCTTTCTCAGTGTTTCACGCAACAGATAGCCCTCCAGCACCCACAACTGCCTGAAGGCGTTGTCATAGGCGTAAGCTTTGCCCACTTCGGCGTCATAGTTGTCCTTGGACGCCGGCGCTGACTGGCCATTGACCATGAAGCCGTTCTCCATGGTGATGATGCAGATGGTCAGCTGCCCGTGCTTCAGGTACTCGACGTTATCAATTTTTGCTTCGATGCTTTCTTTTGTCACTTTGGGAGCGGTCTTGGTGGCGACCACTGCCTGGGCTTCTTCAAATGACATGGGCTTTTCGATTTTCATGCGACTACTCTCAGGTTTCGACGGATCGGGATTGACCAGTCGCTCTTAGGGGTGGCGTATGGAGTACTCTGGACGACATATCTCAGTGCATCGGCGCCGTGCGCCGCCCAGTCTGACAACGGCGTGTCAGAAAATACTTTCTTCTTTGCGTCGTAGGCCCGCCTGAACATCCTTAGACAGTCAACCCCATCGTGACAGTTTGACTTGTCAAACCACATTCTTGTAAAAGCTACTCGTGTAGCTGAGATACCGCCGGCTTCATTGACTTTGGGGAGCACATGGACGCTAAAACCGCGATTTTCCATGAATTGGGTGCGTGTAAGGCCGGTCTGGAGTTCGCGCTGCTCAGCATCGTGTGGCAGATAGAGCGTCTGGATAGTGTAGGGCAGCTTCATCATCCAGTCGGCATAGACCGCCAGCTTGTGTCCGGTATCCTGGAAAAACTTCAGAAGATGGATTTCATTGCCGATAAGCTGGAAAATCCAGATGGCACTCGCCCCGCCGATGCCAAGGTCCATCGCGGCAAAAACCGGCGCGTTGGTGTCATATGAGACCGATGTGATCCGCTTTTCACGCTCGGCGCGCTCGACGTCCTCGCCGTAGAACGTGCCCCGGACCGCAGCATCGAAGTTGCATTCGTATTCCTGGGCGTACTCCTCCGGCGTCATGGTGCGACGGGCGAGATCGAGCTCCTTTTCCGACAGGATGCCGGTCTCGCTGGCCTTTAGAACCATGATCAGCCAATCGGGGTCGTCCTCGTGGTCTTTGACAATGTCATAAAAATGGTTTCGGCCCTTGGCGGATCCAATAAAGGTAGCTGAGCCAGCATACTCCGATAGGCTCGCTCGCACGACTTCGCCCCATACTCGCGGGTCCTGAATGGCGAACTCATCAAGGGAGGCGTGATCGAGATAAACTCCTCGGAGACCGTCATAGTTATCGGAGCCGGCAAGGATGAGCCTCCCTTCATGGGGAAATACAAGCGTCGTCTCCGCCTCCAGGAAGCGCATCCCTGGGATCTTGCGGGTGTAGTGCTTGGCATACATCCAGGCGTTGCGCTTTCCTTGCGAGAATGTTGGCGAAATGTAAGCGACCTGCGGCGGCGGGAAGCTCCGCTGCACAGAAGTCAGAACTTTGATGCATTCGTTCACTTCAGCCACAGTCTTCCCGCACCGTCTGTGGGCGACGATGGCCGCGAACCTCTGGGTACGGTTGTGGTAGGGAAGAAAAACAGACCTTGGATTGTAGGGAAGGGCTATGCGCTCGACCGGATCCGAGCGATCCGTGGGTCTCAAATCCAAGGGGATGCGCGGATTGGCGGCCTCGGAGCGATTGATCCTGTCAAAAGCCAGAGCGGCGGCGGCAGCACCGGCCAGGGTGAAATTGCGCCTGTCCACCATCACGCATCATCCGTGCCGGTGCGCGGAACAGCGACAGGGGTCATCTCGATCAGTCTGTCAGGCTCGACCAGGGCGTCGTCGTCACCACCCCAGGTGATCACCAACCTCTTCTGACCGGATTTGAGCTGCCCGTTGGGATCGAGCGCGCCTAAGAGCTTCGCCTGGGCAAGAGATGCAGCGACTGCGACGCCGGCGTTTCGGGTCTCGTAGGCGAACTCCCTGTCACGATCCAGCTGCTCGACGAGCTCGGCGACCGAACGTCCCGCTTTCTCGCGGATATACAGACGATGCCGGTCTACCTGATCGCGTACATCGGGATACGAAAGAAGCGTCCAGCCCAGG